ATTTCACCACTCATTGCTTTAAATCGATATACGGCCTTTTCTGTGAAGTCTGAAGCATTGACTGTGATTGTTTGACTCGTTGATAACCTCTCATCATCTTTATACCAAATAATCGAATACTTAGATGTGATATCAACACCATCATCCTTTACCAGTGCAGTCAAATTAGTTAAATCTGAATCTGCCTTAAATAGAACTCCATTTGAAGATACGATTGAGCCTTCATAAACTTTCTTTAACTCAATCATCTTGTTCATTTCGCTGATCAGAGCCGAACTAATCTGCGATTGCTTTTCTTCAAAGTTATCAAAGATAGTTTTGCATTTCTCTGAATCTGTAAAACAAATCTCTTGTTCTGTGATTCGTGCTTCTAAATACAACGTAGGACTATACTCTGCATCTTCAATCGTGAACGTATCGCCGATATCCGCATCAATATATGCATCTACATCATATGTAACTTTAGGAACACAATTCTTTTTCAATTGAGCTAGTGCTTGACCGTATAATGTCTCAACATTTTCAGTTTCATAAGACCAAATTTGCACTGCGTACATATCGTTTGAATGATTTGTTAATAACGTACTAGGAAATCTATCTCTAGATTGAGGTGCTAGTATATTATTTCCATTAACTTTATACAAAACATTTCCGTTTGAATCATTTACAACTCGACCACTGATTGAGTTAAGTTGTAATCCATTTGTTCCTGTAGGTCTGATTGCAGTGTATAGCTCAGTAATATCACTTGTTTTAATGATTCCATACACATCGTTTGGATATCTCAGTATTGTACTGCGCTTGTCACTTCCCATTCCTTGAATGGAATCTGAATGCGCTCTGTAAATATTCAACACAAAATTCTTCAAAGAATAATCATCATTCAATTGAGTTACGAATTCTAATTCTGCATCAAATACATTTGCAATTGAATACAATCGAGCTAGTACAGTATCGCTACCAGTCCACTCATGCGTGATACGTTTGTCTGATACCTCATTTTTGCCAATTACGAACGATTTCTCAAATCCATACGCATTTACATATTCTGCAAATGACATAGCTCTAGGAGCTTTATAAGCATCTACATATTCATTCGTTAATTCAAGGCAAAGGCCGTAGGCGGTAACAGTTGTTGTGTTACCACCTTTTTCAACATTCATGATTGTTAAATAATAGCCTTTGTTTTTTCTTGTAAAGCTAAGCCTATTTCCTTCAACTAAAAAGACTGCATCATCATGTGCAGTCAATGTAGTGAATTCAAATGTATATGCTGAGCCTTTCAAATATGTATGCAATGTTTCATCAAAGTAATGCATTGCGCTAGGTACTGTATTGTCTAAAAAAGCTAGAACCTTATCGTAAGGAGTTAATATTGCTATTCTTATTTGTTCCATTATAACCATGCCTCCCTTATTCTAGCTTTCACTGTCGGCTTCGATTTTGACCAACTTGAACACGTAAGCTTCACTTCCGTTGTTCCTACTGGAGCTTTAAAATATTTAGTTCCTAATACCTCATCTTGAGGTCTAGCCATTCCATTCACATAAACGTGAGATGATTTCCCGTCAATCGTGATTTTAGTTCCGCTTGGATATCTGTTAGGGATATCTCTCCATTTTGATACATTGTTCTTTGTAAAGTTTATTACATCAAACCCCATCATTGACATCAGTTGATCACCGCCTCTATCACCCCATTGCTTAAAAGCAACCTGAATCTTGGCGCACTTCATGTTTACAATCTCTGGAATGTAGTAGTCGTGATATCCTCCCCAGTAGAAGAAGCGAATGTTTCCTCCCTCTTTTAGAATATCGCAATGACCCCAGTCCCAATACCATGGATTTTGCGTGTGTAAATGTGAAGTAGTGTATGAGAACTCTCTTAACATTTTACCGTTCGCCCAAAACTCATAATGTCCTGTATTACCTACTGTATCTGTCTTGTACCAGTTACAACCGCAAATCAATTTATTATCTGCTGTTAAGAAGTTGATACACATTTCACCAGTTTGACCCATCAAACTCGCATAGAATATCAAATGAAAATAACAATAGAAGTTCTGAGATCCACTTGAATCTCCATTTGAATCTGCAGGTATTACCAATGTTCTTAATCCACCACTAGCATTTCCTTTTTTTGCTCCAACCGTTCCAAAACCTAGAAAGTTTTGACCAAACCAACTTTTTTTTGCACAAGTTCCATTAGCACCAAATTGTGGATGCATTACATCTGTTCCATCAGTATCATCCGCACAATTGTAAAAATTGTTGATATTAACTAAATGTTCACTCTGTTGATATGATTCAGAATCTAATTCTTCAATCTTTCCATATTGCATGACACCTTCAGTTGATACGATACCAATATATCCGGTTTCAGATGTTGTCTGAACATCATAATCAATACTTACAGGTACAGTTCCTTCATTGACAATGTTCAATACTCCATCAGTAGCAGTAAATTCTTTTTCTGTGGATGAATATTTCCTAGGGTCTGAGCAATAGATTTCGATTTCACCGATCACGTTATTACTTCCACCATCAACTTGTGTATTAGATGTCTTAGTTCCAATGAAATACCTGTCACTTTCATCATTAAAAATGACTTTTACTTGCTCACCACTCAACAATTTATTCATCTTGTTGTAAGCTTCTCGAAATTCTCTGCTTCCTCTAGCTCTCAACTGGTACCTAACAGTAATCGTTCTTGCAGGAGTTGTTTTATATCTGTAATAAGAACCATCCATTCCATCAATTTCAGTATGTTTTACTTCTGATTCCATCAACTCACGTCCTGTTACAGAAAGTGTACGATATCCATCTATTTCATTTTCTAAATATACGCCATTATATGACATGGCTTCTGTCGGTAGGTTAGTACCGACTATGCCACTATTTATTGTATTTACGAATGGATACATTATCTGTTACCTCGCAATCTCTCATTGAATTTTGAATGTCTGTTAATCTCATTCTGATTTGCTCTGTATGTTGCACGTGCGAATTCACGATCATTAATGTAAAGTGGCGTTTCGACTGTTAATTGAGCGTTGCTAGTGTAATCGTATTCTGCGTTCATATCACTCACAATGCCTCCAAAAGCCATTTTAGGAGCACTCATCATAGGAAGATAGAATAAATCCTCTGAAGCTCTTTTTGCGTCAGAATACATAGATTTAATACCTAGAACAAAACCTTTGCCAATCCACATACCATCTTTCTTAGTAACTTTAGAAGGTGATCCAATTTTAGCCTTTGCTTGAATTGCAGCATCTGCAGCTGCTGCTAAACTAGCGGCCGCAGCTCTAACAGAACCTTCACTAGCTCTTAAGCCATTCGCCAATCCTTGACCAATCATCTGACCACAATATTGTGCTTTTGACTGGCACGCATTGAATGCACTAATAATGTTATTGCATGAAGATCGTGCTATTGACACACTTTTTGATAAGCTTCCTTTAAGTCCTGCTGTAAACTTAGTACCCATTGCAGTTCCTGAAGTCGAAGCCCTAGCTTCTGCTGCAGACATTGCACTGATAATGTTATTGCATGAGCTTGTCACCGTAGCCGATGTACTAGCAAATGTAGTACCTACCATACTGATAGCAGTTACAAGGGCCATCATCTGAGTACCTGCGCTCCCTATGCCTACAGAAGCTGCAGATATAGCTCCTATACCGGTTGCAACTGCAGCTAAGCTAGCTCCCATATCAAACAAATTTAAACCAGTAATAATCTGAATGCCTTTAGCTAATTCTTTGAATCCTTTACCAGCATTCAAAGCAGATTGTCCAATAGATTTAATCACTCCTGAAACTGAGTTTAAGATTCCACTTACTGTTTCTCCAAACGATGTAATTACACCACTGATGCCTTCAAATACTTCTTTGATAACAGGTCCAAACGCAGAAACAACATCTGCAACACCCTGAAGAACCATTTGCAAACCTTCACCTTGTGAACCAACCAATGCCATAGCAGCACCTGTTGCAAGAATAGCCGTTGCCAACGCTAACCAAGATCGCAGTACCTAAGCCTGTAAATGCAGTTGCTAAACCCTGACCGATTCCTTGCGCTACTGTACTGATTGCAGTACCAAATGATTCAATAACAGTACCAACCCCTTCTAAAGCCGATTTAATGCCTTGTCCGATACCTTGAAAAGCAGTACTAATTGCTTCTCCTAGACCTGTTATAATTCCTTTTACACCTTCACATACCGAAGTAATAACATTTGAAATTCCTTCAAATGCAGAATTAATAATCTGAGCTGCTTTGGATGTTTTCTGAGCAGTTCGCATTGTTGCATCACCAATACTGTCGCTTGGAGTACCATTTTGTGGTAATTGTCCAGGTATTTCTTGAGTTGGTTTTTCTCCTAATCCTCTGATTTTGTCAATAATTGATTTTAACTTTGAATATCCACCTTTAGCCGTGCCAACGACACCACTAATCATACTAGATACTTTGCTACCGACTTTGATTGCAACAAATGCTCCTGCCAATAATTTGACTGCACTTGCAAATCTCTTAACATCTTCCGTTTTAAGATTTGCTATGAAATCTGCAATTTTGCCAGTTACTTCTTCTACTTTTGCAATGATATTTCCAATGTCTTGTCCTAACTGCTCAAAGACTTTACTGTCTTGCAACTTATCCATTACATTTCCAATAGCATCTTTGACTTTGTCGAACAATGTAATTGCGTTTTGTACTGCATCTGTCTTCATAAATCCATCATAGAATTGTTGGACCATAGCTTTAGCATTGTTTGCTCTATCTGCAAGCCAATCCATAGCCTTTGATACATTTTCCATGACTCCAGGCTTGAAATCCCATGTCAAACCATCGTCTTTAGATTCCATGATTGAATTTCTGAAATCATAGATTTTTGATTTAATCTTTTCTAGATTATCAACTAATCCACCCATAGCTTTCGATTTCATCATGTTGTTCATAGCAGACATGAATCCTTGTTCAAGGTTCTGTACCGCACTCTTGATGTTAGTCATGGATGTTTTAATGCCTTTGGAAGCTTCTAATGCAGTTTCTGCAAAGCCACCTGTTTCTGTATCACATTCAATCATTGCATCATTAAACTGATCAAATGTAATCGTTCCATTCTTTAATGCATCATACAATTCATTTGTATTACCACTTGCAATACCTAGTTTCTTAGATACTTTAGTTAATGCTGGAGCCATTGTTTCCTGTAAGGTTCTCCATGATTCCATATCAACTGTACCTTTAGCAAGCATCTGTGAATACTGTTGTAAACCACGTGATGCATCTTCTGAACTAGATCCACTTGCTAAAAACGCATGGTTTAATGCGATTGTAGTATCAGTTGCCTTATCAATATTACTTGTAACGGCAGACAACGACTTAGATGTTGTTACAACATCTGCCAAGTTTGTTGGTAAGCCTTGTACTGACTGATTTAACTTTGCAACACTCTTTTGAGATTGTTCAATTGAAAATCCCAAAGACTTCATAACTTTTGGATAGGATTGCATGGTATCAAATCTATTAATAGCACCATCAAAGGATGAGCTAAAAACGTTCATCGTTGCACCAATAGCTTTAGTTATGCCAACACCAGCTACAATAGATTTAACTCTATCCCTAAACGACTGGCACGCTCCTATAGCTTTGTTCATGGTTGAGGTCATATTCTTATCGGTTGCCGTTAGTATGGCTTCAACACTAAAACTTTCTGCCATTGTTATCCCTCCTTTTTATTTATGAACTCTGCCAACTTATCAAACTTGCTTTGTTTCTTTATCCCCATGACACGATCCAACTCTTTCTGATAGTCAAAGAACTTGCTAAATTTTGTGTATACCATTCTCTGTTTCTTGCCCACTTGCTTTTTAGCCTGTGCAGTCATATTTAGGTATGCTTGCAAATGCAGATAATACTGGTCATCTACCATTTGTAGCTCTTTAGCCTTCATTAGAAGTCGATATTCGTAAGGGGTAAGATTATTTACCTGATCCAAATTTTTGAAATCTAAGTATCTAAAACAAGTCAAAGCGACACGTTCATACATTTCATCAAATGTTTCGTCTATTTCTTCTCTTCTTGCATGCTCGTCATCAGTGATTTCACTTCTTTCTTGCACGCATTCGCTTGAGATAAAAAATTGATTACGTCCTCAAAAACTTTGTCGATATCTTCTACATCTTCTAAATATCTTTCAATGTCTGCTTTCTTTAAACGTGGTGTTTGTCCAATATTCATACAGAAGATACAATCGACTAATGCATCAATATCTCCATCCATGATGCTTGCGACCATAAATTTCAAACCTACTTCTTTTTTGTTTTTAGTGTTTGGTACATCCACAGTCACTCTTTTATTTACTTCATGTAAGAATCCGAACCCTGCTACTAGCTGATAAATCTCTCCATTTGCTTCAATTTCCATGTTTTTACTCATTCAAAGTCCTCACTTTCTAAATTTGATAAAAATAAAAGGGGCTTTTCTGCCCCTCATGTTTATTGCGCTTCCTGAGTTACATCCTTATAAACGTAAGATGCTACTTCCTGCTGTTCTTTAGTTACTGATGCATATCCATCTGCTCCATTTCCATTCGCTCCAAATGTCAAAGAAACTTCAACAACTCCTTCTGCTTCAGATGAAATTGAACACTCTGTTAAATATCCTTGGTAGTATTTAGATTTAAACTTGCCGGCATTTTCTGTAGTGCCTTCTTCTGCTAGGTTTACTTCCCAACATTCGACCAACTTATCTGCCAACATAGCTTTTTCTAATTTGTCGATAATTGCATCACCTTTTGCTAAAACAGATGTTGATGTAATTTCAATTTCTGCCACTGATGGTGTACGAATAGTTCCGTCTTTTGTTGCAGTCGTATCTGCATCTTTAGTTACGTTTCGCTCGTTTTCTGTTGGGAATGCAATTGCACTAGCACTTTCTTTTTTTGAATCTTCTGCAACTCTGAAAAGATAGATCAACTGTTTACCTGCAACTGATTCTTTCATTGCTTCTGCGAACATTTGTAAATCAAATTTCATTATTTTATTCCTCCTGTAATTCTAAAATCCAACTCTAAAACACCATGCATCAATGGTGCTCCTGTACTTGAATCCGATAATATCCGTTGGTTGACATTTTGGATCATAAAAGCAAAGTTGTTTGTGTGGTTGATTTGTCTAGCCACTTTCTTAATGGTTTGCATAATTTCAGACAATTCTCCACGCTTCCTAGGATTGTTGTGCCAAACATCCACAACTTGCGTGATATTGCCTAAAATCATTGTTTTATTCCCATAATCGTCCACTAGTTGACTTGAACCAATGTATACATATGGATATGGTGTCCCTTCACTTGGAAGAAACGTATCGTATACATTAATACCTTTACTTTTTAACGCTTTTTCTAATTGCACTTTTAGTGCAGTGAATAATTCCTGCTGTGAATCCATTGCATCACCTACTTAACTAGTTTCTTCATATCCGATTTAAAGATTGGTACTTGTTGTTTGAATGCAGGTCTAACAAAAGGTTGTGCGTCCATAAAACGTGTTCCAAATTCAACATAAGGTGCATAATGCGTTGATGGTCCTTCTGCATATGTGAATCCGCCATCACGTGTTTCACCTCTGATGCTTCTTTTGGTTGCACCTGTTGAATACCCTTTTGTAAATACTGCATTTTTAACTGTTTTATTTTGCATATCCATTCCATTCTTCAAAACAACTGTTTTCACATCTTCCAAAGAACAATTCTTTTTGAGTTTCTTCTGCAGTTTATCTAATCCTCTTATTTCAACTTTTGCCATATTTATTGCACCTCAGACAGAATAAAAGACTCCTTTGTTCGGAGTCTTCGTGAGTAATCAACTTTGTATTTCTTTGCACCGATTCGAATATAATCAAAAGGTTTTTCATAAATATTCTGAATATGACAAGTAAGGCTTCCTTGTTTGATTTGTCCGTATACCTGCATCATAGTTTGTGTTTTTGTATCCATTATGGAAGCCATTGCCATTTCTTCTTCAATCGAATCATCTTCATAGTTGCCTGTATTCTCATTATAAGAACCTTGCACAAATCTTTGAAAGTAAATAGGTTTATCGTACCTCATAAGAATCGTACCTTTCCTTTATTTTGATTGGCTTGCTCATCTCTCCAGGATTGAATCTCAGAAGAGAAAGAAGAGAAGTCATCATCATTAAATGACATTGACTCCCCTTCTACTGAATGTGTTTGAACACCCTCAGAACCAATCCTATTAAAGCGTTTGATGGACACTTCAGTAATGATATATTCTAGTTCATCCGGTATGATTTTGACGCTTAGAAGCGCTTTAAGTCGACCCTCCGTAAGTCTTACAATGGTCTCTAGCTTTCCATCATCAGTTTGCAAACCAAGAAGCAGTTTTACATCATATAATACGGTTGTTGTCGACATCTTTAATCACCTATGCCTTTAAATCAACAACTACATCGCCTTTTGATACTGCTTTGTAGTTTCTGTCACATTCAACTACTGTACAATGATTAGATTCTTCTGCTTTGATATCTGCTCCTTCTTCGAAGTTCTTCCAAGATTTTACATCTGCACCATATGCCACTGTTTCTTCAGAAGCTCCTACCTTGAATTTGAATTTGTTATTCGTAGATTGCAACTGTTCTGCAACTGCTACTTTTGTAGTTCCTGTTTCTTCGCCTTTAGAAGCCGTTAATGTTAAATTACGCAATGTCTGAGTATCAGAACCACCTACTGCAAAGTGTGCAATTGCATCTTGGTATTCACACATTAAACGTAATCCCATGATTGCGAACATATCGGAAATAGCACGATCATAGTTTCCTTCTACATGGAATCCTAAGAAGCCAGTAGTACTGTCAGTAGTATATGAAAGTCCTGCTTTTACAAATTCAGAATCACTTGGATCTACATAATATGCAATGATGTTGTTCATTGGAGTAGCCACTACTGTTTTTTCTGCAACTCGGTCTGTTAAGAATACAATATCTGCTCCTAAGAAGTTCTTAATGTATGTTAAACCGAATGCAGTCTGCATAGATACATTAGCTTCTCCTAAATAGCGATAGGCATCCAAAGTATTTACAAATACAACAATACCTGTAGTATTTCGTTTCATTTGTTGGAATTTGTGTTTAACATTACCGATTGCCATTGCGATAGCCAATTGCCAAGTAGCTTCATGTCCTACTAAACTGCCTGAATTCAACTGTTTATATAAGCGATCAGTGATGTTATCTTGCAAATCAATACGGAACTGTTCGTCAGTATCAGATACTGCAGCTTCATATCCTTTCTCTGCAATTGCTTCAATAGAAACGGCCTTGCGGAATTTCTCAATTTGAATTGTATCAAAAACTTCTTCTGTAACTTTATATTCGCTTAATGGAATTGATTCGCCTTCTGCTACATGTCCGTCCTGTAATGTTCCTGTAACTTTCTTTGTTTTTAAAACTGAACCGTTTGCTTTACGGATTGGACGAATGATTCCTAATACATCCAATAAAGCTTGGATGTTCTTTCCAAAACTAGTAACAAAATCAATTTCGTGTGCTCTAACTTGGATGTTGCCTGCTCCTGTTAATCCTGTAGGTGCTGCAAACATTTGCAAGTTCATACCTTTATAAATTTTTTTCATATGTTAGTTCTCCTTTTTCTATTACTGGAATAAATCCATATTTTCCGCAATCATGCGTTGTCTTTCCATTGGATCAGTGATATTCAAGATTGATTCACGAGTTACCCCTTTGTTTGAACCACCACGTTTTGGACCGTTGCCTTTCAGTTTTTCTTTAACTGCTTTTTCTACTTCAGATTCAAACATCTTAACAAATGCATCAACCGCTTTCTTTGTTTTATCTGCATCTTTATTAACTAGAACAGATAAAAGGTCATCTCCAACGTTAATATCATGCTCTGCGCACATTTTACGCGCTTCATTTGTCATTTCTGCGATTGCGTTTTTTGCTTTCAATTCATCTAGCTCTTTTTGCACCTTGTCACGTTCTGCTTCTGCTCGTTCTTGTGCATTCATTTCTGCTAAGCGCTTAGCTTCTGCTTTTTCTTTTTCTTGATCTGCTTTCCAACGTGCAAACCTTTTATCAAGAATCGCATTCAAATCTTCATCTGAGTACTTCTTTTCAGGTGCTTTGTTTTTTTCTTGGTTATCTTGTCCCTCAGTTGATTGAGTGTTTTCTGTTCCTGTACTCTCATTCTCACCTGAAGTTTCATCTGCAAAAAGTTGTAAGCAAAAAGGTAGTCTGTCATTGAATTTTTTCATAAGTAAATTTCCTCCTATTTTTCTGACTTTGCTTGTCATTTCCCATATCTTTTTAAGGCTTAAATGCTTGGCCTGTAACCCATACAGTTTAACGACGTGAATGCTTGGTCTTGTTTGGTAGTGTGGATATGTAGGCTTTATAAGTCTTGGCTTTTCCACAAAAAATGCACCGTTGATTACGTACTTCAACGATGCATTCTAGCCATTGGTCAAAATAAACCTTTTCGACACGCTCCAAATATTTGTGATTACACATCTCTTAGATCCACGTATTCTGGATACGCTTCTTCTGTGCCTTTGCATCCAATTCTGAAAAAATTAATTGCTAATTCTCCAGCAAGGTCCAAACCAGAGATATACAACGTCTTGCTATCTTTATCAGGTTCATAGTATCTGCAAAGTGCATCGGATGTTTCGTCGATTGAATTGGCCAATGTCGCAAATAGTACTGAGATAGCGCTGCAGACGATATCTTTTCCTATCGGAGCGTAACGAGCATGGCCATGTACTTCAATCAAGCAATCACTTTCTGTCTGTTTAATCTTAATTTTTATCACATAGTATCACTCCCTTGCATAATAAAAGGCCACTCGTTTGAGTGACCTGATTTTTAGAATCCTGGAATAATGTCTTTAACATCTTTCAGAGTATTCTTAACTTTTTGTAACATAGAATTTTCAAATAAATATTCAATTCCCTTCGGAGTGATAATCATATTTGTTAAATCACCCCAAATAATGCCGTCTTTTGTTCTTTGAGGATTTATACCTTCAATGTATCCATCCTTTAACAATCCAATAATTATATATTGCCAATAATTTTCTGGTATAGAATATTCATCATTTGTTAAATATCTTCTATCTGGCTTTTCGCCCTTTTTCAAGCAATCATATAAGTACTTAAGTACCTGATATACAATTACAAAATAATCATCTCTTGCCATGGTATGCTCCCTTTTTTCTATAGAATAACACCCAACAAAGAAGATAGCACGACATTAAAAGAATCTTTTACAAATTCAGATGCTTTTTTCATGCCACTGTTTTCTTCCAAAAAGATAACACCTTCATAGGTAATCTTGAATGGCGGATCGTTTTCTATATAAAGTTTAACATCCTTATACTTGTTCTCATATACCTTAAATCCTTTGATGTAGCCATGGGTTACTAATGTGCAAATAATTTCCAACCAATAGTTTTTAGGGATATCAAAGAGTTTGGAATTATATGAAAAGTCTTCTAGCCTTGCTTCTTTACCAAGTTTCATACATTCATATAAATACTTTAAAATCTTGTACATCAATACCTGCATATCATTACTAGCCATAATAGTATCTCCTTTCACTATAAGTAAAAAAGCCGACACTTATCGGCCTATTCAATATTAAACTTAATCCAATTTTCCTGATTTAATCAATTCTTCCGTTTGCTTAAGCATATCATCAAATAAATCCCAATTTTTCTTTGTTTCTGCATCAGGACTCATTAGTTCCTTTGGAATAATTAATGGTCTATTAGGTTCCATATTCATCACCTTATTTTTTTGATTTAACTACTTATCTACATAACCCTTGACCGGTTTTTTCAATTCTTCTTGATGCTTCTCAAAGGCTTCTTTAATTTCTTGTGGAGTATCCGGTTTTAATACCTTTTTTTTAATTGTTGACTTTTCCCTGTCAATATAAGGGTCCCAAATTGGCGCCAAATGCATGATTATTTACCTCCTCAGCTTAATATCTACTAATCGTTTGATTTCTTTTGATATTTCATGAGCACTATTGCCATTTATAAAACAATCACTAAAAGCTTCTGCCATAGTTTCTGAATAACTTTCGGATGCGTATCTCGAAATGTCGTCAATCAATCTGCTTAACTTTTTCCCTTTAATTATACCCTTTGCTCTAAGATTATTAAAGGCTTCTAGAACTATTTTTTCGGATTCGTTACAGTTGTTCCATGCATTTTCCTTTTGCAACGTATTCTTATAATTAATATTCCTATTCAAAAACACGAATTCTAAAACATGAGCAGCTTCATGCACCATATCACTTTCAATTGTTGTCCCTTTTATCCAATAACCTTTTCTTACCTGCTCTTTTATAAGTTTGCTATAGACATCGGGGCCCTTAAAATACTCAGGATTTAAGCTAATGTCGTTTTTACTTGGTCTAAACACCATTGCTCCATTATCTGAAGTTGATATACGATTTACATATTTATTGATTTCTGGATATTGATTTAGCATGTTTCTTAAGCTTTTAAGCGCTCTTGAAACACTTGAGTAATTTAGTTCTTTTACAGACTCGTCTATCTCAATATTAAAATCATTCTTCCATTCTGTGGATAAATCGGCATAACGCTTATCATTTGATGCTTCCGCGAGTTTACTTTTTACCTTTGACATTAAAAAGCTTTTGCTTTTATCTGATTGTCTTTCTTTCCACTCATCAAACCTTAAACTATGTTCTCCATTAGCTAATCCATTTAGCCATTCGTAATATACCCCTTTATCTGAATAAGGTGCGAGCGCACAATGACAATTCGGATGCATAGGTGGAGCGTTCTCGCCTATTTCCATGTCTTTAAGCTTGAATGTTTTGCCATCCATTTCTTTACACAACGGACACACATCTTTTAAGCTACAGGCTATGTATTCATACTCATCGATTCCGTTAGCTTCGTAAGATTCTGCCTGTGCTTGTGTTTGAACCCTTGCTATCTCGGTTCTTAACAATCTTTCTGCATTGCATCTTGATACATCGAATTTCTTTCGTATCTGAGGGATAAACTCTCTAGGATTCTTACCTTGAATCAATGCATTGGATAAAACACTGGATAAACTGTTTTTTAGTTGGTCTTGATTGACCCAAATTCGTTCTGAAAAGGTTGCGTTCTTAAAAGATGAATCTGCTACTGTTTTGGCCATCTTCGCATTATCAATCACTGTATCACCTAAAATAGATGCATTACGTTGAATCTCTTCTAAATATGCTCCTTCTAATTTATCACCAGTATACGACTTCAATTCGTCATGGCCTGCCACAAGCTCTAATCCGATGTTTGCTTTTAAAAGCTCCAATCGGTTGACTTTCATTGCAAGATTATAAAGTCTCATCTGTTCATTGGCTTCATCTGAAAAGTTCTTTTCCTTTACATACTTTTTAGCTTTTCTTTGAAATGCTTTGATATCTATGTTTGAAACTCTTTTTTTAGCTTCTGCCATAGTGATGTTTTCTTTATTTGCATAGCGACTAAAAAAGGATTCGATTTCCTTTTCAACCGAATCCATCATATTTGCATATATTTCTTGTATCTCATCCGCATATTGCTTTTCATCTTTTAAGCGTTTCTTTTTCCATTCAAGCTCACGATCTCGCCAATATGTTTTACTGCTCATCGTTTTGTGAATCCTCATTGTTTTGGAAGATTCGGTTTTCAGTTTCTACCATATCATTCTCATCTTCCTTTTTGATACGTTCCATTTCGGCATTCGTATCTTCAACTGCCGAGATAAACGACAACTGGGTTTCATGTGATACGATTCCTGATAATTGTGCAGCAGTCTGTGCTTCTTCTAATAAGTTTGCAGGATAATTTTGTGTAAACTTGTATTCAACATCAAGCCAGTCGTTTTCAGAACGATGTGTGACTGCATTACTAAATAAGACTCGATATCTACGATTCATTCCAGATGTGAACTTTCGCTCTTTCGCTTTTGCTAGGTTTGACATAGAAAGAAGTTTATATCTCAATGCAATGCCTGATGTCGTTCCAAAGTTCTCATCATTGATATTGGCCACCATTGAGTTTTGGAAGATTAATCGCTCTAATCTGTTGATTAGATTTTCCTGTGTTGCATCTGCATTAGGTTTTGACATAAAATCAACTACAATTCCATCACCACTTCCATCCATTGACTCAAAGTTAATTGTTCGATTATCTCGAATGTGTACCAAATCTGACTCTTCTAATTTTGGACCTAGGATTTTTAAATAGGCATCTGCAAAGTAATCAACATCATTTGCTTTTTCTGACATTGCCTTGTTATAGGCGTTAATCAAGCTGTATGTTGATTCAAAAATAGACATACGTTCTTCATTTTCAATAAATTCAGTGGCCGGAATATCATTGAATCCATGCTCTACGCCATTAAATACATGAAGACCGCCTTTATCGTTGAACTCATACTTATATGTTTTGTCATAGATATACCCACGCATAACCTCGTCTACAATCTGATATGTTACGAAATATCTAGGTTTCTGCACTGTTGATTCATCATAAACCATGAACCCTTCTCTTGGATCTAAATAGGTAATCCCTAGATTTCCATAATCATCATTGAAATACAATTCATATCCTTTGCCAAAAACACTACAAATCTTAGATAGTTCTGCATTGTTGTCGTCCTGATCATTGTATTTATCTAGCAAGTTGATATAATCATCAATTTCTTTTTTCTTAGATGATACTTTGATTGGAACGCCAATAAAAAAACCGTTGAATGTGTCAACAATGTATTTTGCAAAGTTGACAACCACACGGTTATCGGGTTTATAGGCTTCTTTGTTGGCTTGATGCAAGATTGGATAATCTCCAATATAGGCATCATAAAGCTTTTTATATCTGCTTGTTATTAATGTTTTATGACTTGTTATCAATCCATTCAACACTTCAATGTTAAGAATGTCTTTATCGTCAGATAGCTTAAATATCATATCCGGTTTAATAATGTATGCGTTCATTAAATACCTCCTTTAAATGTCCTTACTTTAACTCGGCCAAATGCATATTTTTCAACTGCATATCGCATTGCATCCATCAAGTGGTTGAAATCATCAATTGGACGATTTATTTTGTTACCCAATCTATCTTCATCCCATGTGTAGTTTCCTATTTCAGTTATGAAATTAACACATCTAGGATGAATGATAATTTCAAAATCTTGAATATATTGAATCCCATGCATAATGGAATCCTTTCCCTTTTGCGATTTCTCAACACGAAGTCCATACCCTCTTAGCTCATCAATCGACTTAGGCTCTGCACAGTCTGCCGTGTAAGACTTCTTTTGATAATGTAAGCTTTCAATCTCCTCATAAAGCCTTTTGTTGGAAAGACCTTTTTTATACACCTCATCCCAAACATAAAGTTTTTTATGTTCTGTATCAATGAAACCTATAAAAACTGCAGCAGGGTCATTCGTATACCCAAAGTCAATACCATCTACAGAATCACAGTTAACGACTTGATCTAGTGTATATTCTTCCTCTTTCCAATTCTCATAAACCAATCCATCAACAATACCCCAATTTCCTAATCCAGCAACTTGATATCGTCTAGGATTGTTCTTCTTCATATTTTCAAACAACCTTAAATCGGCTTCATCCAACCATTCATTACACTTATAGTTTGTTGTGATGGCTAAGATGTCAGGGTCATTCTCTGCATCAAAGAATCTTTTTTTAAGCCAGTGGTGTTCATTCCCATTTGTGTTCATGTAAGGTCGTTAATCTTACACCGCTTTCGCAGCTCATTGTTACCAATGAGATCAGACTATATCACCATCTTGAAAATTCAAGATGCCCCCCATTTCCGCTCACTTGAGCGTACTCCATTAAAAAAACCGCAGTTAATGCGGTTAGGATAGTCGTTAAACTTTTTTTATTTTCATTCCAAGCAACAAACGAAAATAAAACTTAGCTTTTGATTGCCCTCTCTTTCGAGTAGGGTTTTCCAAAAATTAAAGGGGTTTTCATACAAAATCACTTTTATATGCCGCAAAATCTACGGGTTGAATGTAATCATCCACTGTTTCCAAAGATGTGGTGGTAACTCACCACGAATTGACTCATCTAATGTATCAAAATCTTTTTCACTTGTTATCTCAAAGGATTCTTCAAGCCATGCCCAACACAAATACCCATATTCAACAGTAATAGATGTTACTTTTAATGGGTCATCAAGACCTCTGAAAAGAATCTTTTGTCCTGTTGGAAGATAAGTTGCTTCCAAAGGTGAATACTTGAATTCCCATAAGTGCTCAACTTTTAATCTTTTTGTGGCCCACTTTAAATCTGTAAAACACGAATCCTTAAGTGTTCGATAAGTCTTACGAACTACAAGAGTATTCGACTGATCGTATTTCATCATGTTGTATATGATGCGCAATGCAGTTGTTTTCGACTTCTTGGAAGCACGAGAACCTTTGCATACATCATAACGACCCCTAAATTTCCAATAGGACTTATATCCTTTTCCTACTAGTTCGGGTAACTTTATTGTTTTAGTCTTCAAGCTCATCCTCTCCTTCAAACTTAGGTACTACAATTTCTGCTTGTACTTTATCCGTAAACAATGAATATCTTTTTCCAAGTAATTCTGCAGCTTTATTTGCATCAGAAAGCTTTGCAGGAATCTCAACGATTTGAGGAACTTCTTCTTTGACTGTTTTCTTTCTTGGTTTTCCATCTCCTGTATCGACATACTCTGAATGTTCTTTTGTTAGTGTTACAACAACAGATTCTTTCATTTCTCGTCGCATTACTTTTGTGAGGTATTCCATTACTTCCTGGGCATCTGCTATCTTTCCTGAACTGACTTTTTCAAGTTGTTCATCAATATAATCTTTGACCTTAGCATTTCTTAGCAATTTAGCAGCACACACTGCAGCGGAACTATCCTTTTTAACATTTGGATATACTGCTTTATATGCTCTTGTTGCATTAAGATCAATCAAATACTCGTCAACAAATAATTTCTGCTTTTCTGTCAATTTAGCCATAGAATTCCTCCTTTCTTGCATAAAAAAAGCCAAGACCTCTGTCTTGACATAATTTCTTATAATATTAGTTTAGCACGAAATTCGGTTGACAGTGTAAACTCATTAACTGCCATGATTATAAAGGGAATAATCAAAATCAAAGCCAAGTACGTGCATTGCAGCTTTGCATCTATTTGATTTATAACCAACCATTCTATAATTATTTCCAAATCTAAAAACAATCAACTTTGTGTCATCGGATATATTCTTTTCTTTTGGCAACCTATTTGCTATAGATTCTTTCATTTCTCCATATTCAATAGTTTCATATCCCCCAGATTGCTTTCTTTTTAATTGTAATTCCTTCCATGAACTCTGCGAAAAACTGCTTAAACTAGAAAACAAATCAAAGTATATAGCCTTTTCCTTTCCACTCTTAATTTTTTTCAGATAATTTAAATTATAATGGTCATCAGAAGTAATGTATTGAAAACTAAAAAATATAGATGTATCTGGAACTTCACAAGTTTTAGAGTTAATAGATTTTTTTGAAAATTTTTTATTTTCAGGTGTATCTTTAATTTTCCGTGACATAATTGTTCTCAAAATATTCCTTAATAACATCCTGCTTAATTTCTTGATTTATTTCTGTATTACACCAAGGAGCCTCTCGATGAGTTTTGTTTCTAAGTCCCCAAGCAGAATATTGTCCAAATATTTCATAAACTTGTTCCAAAAGTTCTTCATCCTGTTTTTTTATACTATTGTCATAGTCACCATTATAAATGATTCCATTAGAATGATAGTGTTTATATTCTTGATATACTTCATTAACAACAGGACCATGAGCCCAAGCTAAAATCTTTTCAAAAAATAACGGTTTCCCTTTTATTGCTAAATAACACCCTTGTGCATAATATAGTAGTTTTTGGAGTTTTAAATTAGAAATTAAATCAGCATCCTCGCTATCGATAGCAGCCTGATTATAGTATAAAAACCATTTTGCTACAGTCTTAGCACTGTATAGTCCTTCTCTTTCCATAAATTAATTGTCTCCTTTTCTTAATAAATACCTGTTATTCCTAAATATCATATATCAAGAATTAATTGATATGCAAATTTTTTTACGTTAATTTCCTAATTTCTGAACGAATATGTTTCCATAATCCTTGTCTCGTATAACCGTATTTTTCTGCAACATCCCATGCATTCAGATTCCAAAAATATAGATCAAATAAAATGTTCTGGTCTTGCAAAGATAAAAGCTCGATTGCTCTGCATTCATTTAAACGTCTTCGATAATAATTTATTTCTTCCACTTTTAAAGTTTCTTCTTCCATCATCCCTAAAGGACTTGTATAAGAACCATGAAAGGTCGGCATAGGAGCACTGGATTTCTCCTGCTCCTTTGTCAACCTAATTGGATTATGGCTTAGTCCTAACATTTTATGATTCAGAACCTCAAGTTCCTCGTTCAATTCAATAATTCGATGGCAGCAATAGTTTGCCGACTTCAAATCATTCAACATTTGATTTACTTTTAATTTGTTCATTTTGTCCACCTACTTCTTCTTTGCGACAACTGACCCTCTATGCCAAGACTCTTCCCCACTACGATATCTTCTTTCGTTTGCTCTTTCCTGGTGTTTCTTATATTCTTTTAATCCTAGATTCTCACGTTCCAATCTGACAATGTAATCAATAGTGCTTTGCAAACATTCTCTTATATTTTCATCATGAATATCATTTATGTTTGCATTCATAGCTTTACGCATTATTAGATCACCTCACAGTTTCTTAATATTCCATTGATTGGCACATTATCCGGAACATTTCTAAAAAATCCTTGTTTCTTCAGGTCCGATAAAGCTGCATACCTGCTAATCGACTTATTGCCAGGTTCCCCTTTAAAGGCCTGTAATAAATTGAATTCCTTCCAAGTTATCTTATATAGCGGCCTTTCATTTTCTTTTTCAGACGCCTTAAGCCATTCCTGTCGTGTCATTCGATTACCTCATAATTATCTAAGATTTCATGAATTGGAGCTCTTGTATCAATGCCTTTAAAATGTCCTTTTCCATACATTTCAAGCAAAGTACTGTAATTTGAAATACACTGCCGCATTCCACTATTTTTATATGCATTCAATAAATCGTATTCAAATTGAGTTAATTGATTTGTTGGCTTTTCATATGGTTTTCTTAACCATTCTTTAACCTTTTCGCTACATCCATGTCCTGTACTAAATCCACAATCGTTACAACTATCACAACTGCATTGACAAGGCTTTCCGTCGACTAGTGCAAAACAGTAGCCGGAAACTTCTATGATTTCATCCTTGTAATGTTCGTAATTAGTTTCTTGCTTTTCTTCTTTCGCAATCCACCCCAGTTCCTTCATTTGTTGCTGAATAGCCTTAAATTCGTCAACGGAAATATTTAAAGATTTGAAATTCTCTTGTTTATAGAATCTACGTATCAGAAAAATAAATGTAATTTCTACACCAGATTCTGAAAAATATTGAATTCCGTTTTCACTTTCATGCCGTTTATATCCTAATGATTTAAACATTTCTCTAGCGTTCATTATATCCACTCCAATTCTTCTTTTTGTTTTTGAATGGCTTTATTTACATTTTTATCAGGGATTTTTCTTGCCATGCCACACGAGCAGTAACAAGTTTTTGCCTTTAAATCAAACGTAACAATTTCAATCGTCTGCCCTGTTAAATGACTAACTTTTTTGTAATAAATAGAGTGTTTAAAGTGTCCCCAGTTGTAACCCAACTCTAAAAACATGTCTTCTGCTGTCATACTTCCACATTATCATCTGCAGGCATTTCATAAATTTCACACCCTTTTTTCAATGCGTAACTACCACAACCAATATTTTCAATATTGTAATAATACGTATCTTCAATGGCATCTTGAATTTCTTCGAGTACTTTTAAAGCTTTTTCTTCAGTTGAATAATAGCCTAAACTTTGTTCATATCTATCGTAGTGCCCGTGAATTGAGTAATAAACGCAACCATCTAAATCACTTTTACAAATTCTAAATGAATTAACATTCGCTAATATATACTTGTTCTGACTTCTGATCCACATGCCTAGTACCCCTTCGCTAATCTTTCTTTATTGATCTCATTCTTGCGAATATATTCTCGATAGATTTCTCCAAACGAATATCCTAAATGCAATCCTAATGCGATTACGTAAGCTAATACGTTATCGTCTCGTGTTAAGCTGATTACACAACTAAATGCATATGCCTGTCCAAAACCTAAATCCGTTTTTAACTTGTTATAATTCCACTTAATGTCCTCATATTGATAACATCCTGAACCAAACTTGATTTCGTACATCAATGCAAAGTGAACAACATCAATGTATTCCTCAAACACTTTAGCTTCGTCTTTAGGCTCTTGCGTGAACTTCCACCAACACCAATCTGATTTCTGAGCGTGCATCAATTCTCCTAATTCATCAAATAACGCACTTTCTAATTGGCTTTTAGAAACATAGTCAACATTATGTTTCTTAAATACTTCCGTATCATACGCTTTCTGTCTTTCAAGCATATCTTTAATTAATTCTGTACTTGTCATTTGTTTCTCTCCTTTAATCTAGAAAGCAGAATTTAAGAGGTTTAGCATGATTTAAAAAATATGCGCATCCTACTTTGTAGTCAGACTTCTCATCAGCTTTTGTGATCAATACAGTAAATCCTAAATCATCCACATTTGTGATGATTCCTTCTTGCATGTATGTATCATGTGGATAAAGTCTGATTCTTCTTCCTTTGTAATTTTCTTTGTTATATTCCATGTTGCTTTTCTCCTTTTTTTCTTTGATTTTTGTAATCTCAATTGATGCTGGATAAACGTTCAAATCTTCTTGCTTAATTTCAAAAGATTTTTGATTTCTAATCTTATCAATAACTTCTTTTTCTGAATCAGCTTCTACGATTTCCAATAATTGAGCGGATATATTCGCCTTAAATAAATATTTTGCCACGTTTTTCCTCCTTTAAAACAATCTGTTTTCCTTGCTACTTGAATCTGTTTGATTCAGTATTATCTTTCTGAATATACTTTCGAATATTGGTACAGGTATTGAATTACCAGCTTGCTTATACAATGCACTGTTCATGCATCCTTCTTTTCCAGGATTTACTCTTGCTGCATTGTCAAAATCATCATCTGTATATCCTTGTAATCTCCAACACTCACGTTCTGTTAAGTATCTCCATTCACCATTTGGCTTTTGAATAATGCCACTGTTAGGACTTCTGTTCTGTTTAGTTGTAATTGTCATTGCATATTTTTTTATAACAGACAATTTTTTTAGTGGCGCATTATCAAAATTATTCGGGTCTATTTTCGCTAGCATAGATTTAGATTTTATAGTGTAACGCTCATCTAACTCATCATCATTCTGTATGTAATCCCATACGTTTCTCATAGGGGTTTTGATAAGATCATCAAAATCAAACATTTCATTTCCTAATATAGATATTGTGAATACTCTTTTTCTGTTTTGTGGTAAACCGAAATCTCTTGCATCTAGAATTTCAAAACTGCTTGTATATCCCATTTTGTGCATTTCACGAATGTATCTGTTGTGGTTATGCACCATATACTTACTTCTTACATTCTTCACATTTTCCCAAATTACATATCTAGGTTTCCATACACCCATCTGTTGAATGATATGTATTGTCTCCCACATCAACGAACTTCTTGTTTCTGACCCCTCATCTGCACCTTTCTGATGCCCTGCGATTGAGAAGTCTTGGCATGGAGAACCATGAATCAGAATGTCTGGTCTTAAATTCCAACCGACAACTGATTGAGTTTTATATGGCAGCTCATTCTCAAACATAGCGTTGTAAGATCTAACTGCCTTTTCGTCTATCTCTACATAGTCAATTGCTTTTACATCAACTCCTATGTTCCTCAATGCACATCTTGGAGAACCTATTCCTCCAAACAATTCTAAAATCTGTATTTTTTCCATTTGTTCACACCCTTTTCAAAATAATGCTTCTTGTTCAAATTTCTTACCATTGTACGTAAACACTTCTGATTTATTCTCTTTATCCTTTGCAAGCTTTTCTTCGTTGTAAAGCTCAACTAAATCAGAATAGCAATTTGTAAATGTTCCTTGATAAGCAATCCCGTTAATCACTGTATGATAATCAAGATTAATTTCTTTATCTTCTCCAATTCTTTCAAAGACTAGTGCGTGCTCGTAATCTAAATAAAGCTCAGCGTTGGGAAACACACGCTTAATGTATTCATCCGCTTCTTTTAAATCGTGGTTTTTAAAGAATGAAGCGAATCTCCCGTAAACGTTATTTTCCGACATATTCTCCAATGTAAATTTCTCCTTTGATAACATACACATTCTTGTAGTTTTGCTTTGTTACCCCTAGAAAATCTTTACCAGGCTTTTTAAAAGCTAGTTTCCCATCTCTTGTACAGTATTTGTATTTGTTAGAACTATCATCACATCTTTGAACACTGTACATAAGTTCATCATCATATCTTTTCGCAATCATCTAGAATGGCATCCCTTCATCCAAATCATCATTTGCTGGATATGATTGGTAATTTACTTGATTTGTAAACGGTACTGTTTGTGGTTGGTTAAATTGATTCACTTGATTCTGATTTGCTTGATTTTGATAAGCTTGTGTTTGTGGCATTGTCGCATTGTTTAAAGCTAATTCTACGTCCATAACATACACGCTAGTCTTATACACCTTCTGATTGTCTTTGTTTGTATATGAGCTTTTCTGAAGCTTTCCGTCAACTGCAATGTGTTGTCCTCTAAATCCATATTGATTAATATGTTCTGCATTTTCTCCCCACGCAGTACAATCGAAGAAATATTTACGTTCTTGTCCGTCCTTCCCTTTTTCTTTAACTTCAATTGAGAAGTTACATAAGCTTTGTCCTGCAGCAGTTTTCTTTAAAACAATATCGCTGCCGATTTCGCCTGATAAAATTACTCTGTTCATTTCTTATTGACTCCTTTTCACACTAATTCGACACCTATCAAATTGGGTTTGACCCCTTCCAACATCTGATACAAATAAGGCACAGAGATAAAATTCTTATTGGCACATTCTATAACTGAGTTATAAATTTTATCTCCAACCTTTACCTTCTTCGAGTTTTTTAATCTGTTTACTTCTGATAGATCTACTAACTTTAGATTTTCTATTTTTAAATCCCCATCACATACAACAATGTGTTTATCTTTTATTTCCCCAACAAACGCTTTATACGCTTCACCAAGAACACTTATATATTTGTTCCGATTTCCATCTCTAATCTTTACAACATATCTAGTTTCACTTGATTTTCGGATACGCATTTCTCTTTCCGTTCCATCAATAGGTGAAACAGAAACGACTCTTATGTGACTTGTAATGTAATATCTAAATCCGGAATCACTTTCACAAACCAATTGGTATAGTTCCTCTGATTCGCTTGTTGGAAGCTCTCTACCGCTATCCTGAATGACGGGAACGAGAATACATCCTTTGTAGGTTTCCTCGTTCCGAACCATTTTTGAGAACTGAGCATTTGTAATGCACAATTCCCTCATTACTTCTTTTGAAGATACGATTCCACGTACAACTGATATATCGCTTTTATCCAACATATAATATTGCACTTGCTACCCCTCCTGATTATTTCGTCTCCTCGAAGCCTAAGTAATCACCACTGTATTTACTTGATTCAAGCTTCTTTTCTAATTCTCTTTTTTGATATTCAAGTATTCTAATCTTTCGCCTGTATTCTTCATATTTGTAGATACATTTACAGGCTTTGTCTTGTTCTTCCTGAATTCTTTTTCCAACTAATAGGCTATATAGAAGAAGTGTTGTACCACTTCCACATATAAACCCACAAAACCAATAAACCATTTAATCACCTTTCTACGCTCTTAACATTTCCCTTCTCACCCTGTTAAATTCTTTCATCAAATCTTCATCGGATAGTGTGTTTTCCTGGGTGTAGAATTTAGAATCCAATTTAACAGGCTTATCTTTATTTCTTTTTTCCCATTCATCATGTACCCATTTCTGAAGCATAAGTGAATGGTTTTTGTATTTCTTTCCACTCGTTTCAATATATTCATCTAATATCTTTATATGCTCATCTAATGAGTTACCATATAATTCTAATAGGTGTGTGTGTTCTTTATTTGTTAATAGAACGTGTTGATATTCTCCGTATTTGTGTTTGCGTGTATATACATCTTTTTTATTATTAAATGTATTATTAATATCTTTATTATTATCTTTAGCATTTTTGTTAATAGGGGTATTTGTAATATATAAATGTCTTCCAATAAATTCTTTTGTTCCTTCTTTATATAACGTTTCTATTGTTATGTAACCTTTTTTGTTAAGAGTACTAATCCATCTACTTACTGTAATTTTAGAAACTTTATATAAATCTGCGAAATATTGATTAGATGCCCAACAATATCCCTTTTCATTACATAATGAAGTAATTTCTCCATACAATAGTTTTGCATTAGGTGGAAGATCTTCGTCATATCTTACCTCTGCCGGTATAATTGCATAATATGATTTTAGTTGTTCCATTCATCACACCTCCTAACATTCTGTACCTATGTAAATCCTCTATTCTATTAATTTTTTATAAAATTCATAAACTTTAAATATTTCTTCAATAGTTGCGTTTGTTTTTATCGTATTTGCCCTTTGACTTACCACTATAACGTTCCCTTTAATATATCCCTTATTTGAATCTATTCTATCTAAGGTAGGACTGTTTTTTTGAACTCGCCCCTTCCCTATTTCTAATCTTATGCCTAATACTGGGCAATATTCAGGGATAGTTATATCTGTTTCATCAATATTAAATTCTAATCCTTTCTTCTTTGCTCTCACCTTGGCACTTTTTAACATTTCATTCGCTAAATTATTTCTTCTTCTTTCCCTTGATTTTTCAAGAACTTTATTTTTATTATCCTCGTAATATTTTCTTGCTCGTTCTTTCGTTTTTTCTTTTTGTTCTAAATAGCTTTCGTGTCTACATTCTTTGCACTTAGATTTATATCTTTTTTCCGTTTTACTATATGTAAATTCCTCTATAGGCTTTTCAATTCCACATCTTGAACATTTTTTATAGGGATGTTCTTTTAGCTTCTTTTCTCTATATCTCTTATTTGCTTCATTATGAGCAATTCTTTTATCTTCAACATTTATCATACATATCAGCTCCTTAGTCATTGCTATTCTTAAAGAATACTCTGAGAAGAAGAAGGTTTATTCTTCTTCTTTTTCTTTTGATAAATACAAATCGTAATATGTTACGGCAACAGCGTATGCTTGCCAAATGTCAGACTTGAATCCATAAAACAAGCCTGGATTCGATTTATATCCTTTCCCTTTATTAGGTGTATTAGGGGCAAACCTATCAACCAACGCTTGTCTGATATTACTGTCTTTCGCCTTCATAGAGTTGCATAGAAGCATTTTTTCTTCTTTCCTATACACAAACTCCACTTCCCACAAAAGTTTCAAACAATGCTCTTTAAATCGTCCTATCCAAACACACGTATCAAATACAGATGCTCCTACTGCCATTCCATATGAAGCAATCATTTCAATAGCTACATAACGAATATCGTATGTAAGTTTGAAACGAGTAAGTAATCTCATCAATTCAAGATTCTCAACTTTTCCTTTTTCTAGGACTTCGCTTAAATCATCTGCAACAACTACATATGCGCTTTCTACATTTCCTGGATCAATACAAATGAAAGCCATATTACGCACCTCCAATCTCAAACTTAGTGACCTCGATTTTTTTCTTGGTCGCATTCATCTTGGCTTCGATTGATTCGTAAGCAGTTTTAAAACGCTTTAAATCAGAATCAACTTTTGCAAGCTTAGTTCTTTCATCAGCTACTTTTTGACAAGCTAACGCTTCAAAGAATTTAATACTTGGTGCTTTTCCGTCATGCTCTCGTTCCCATGTGCTGCGTTCCACATAGATAGCATTTGTCATTTTATTTTCAATATCTGCTTTAAGAATGTTCGATTGTTCCTGTAATCTAGCCATCATTTCACCAATTAAGAACATTTGATTTGCAAGGTTTTCAACATTTAATGCCATTTCCATAACTGCGTTTTCATCAGGAATATAAGCATCCACTAAAATTTCAAGTTGTTCTTGAATTTCTTCATCTTTCCAATATTTAACTTTGAATGGATTGTATTTAAATAACAGTTCATTTTGGCTTAGCATTATATTTCACCTCATCTTCACTAATGTTTCCGTAGATACGTTCTAAATATCGTTTGGCAATGCCTAGCATTTTTTCTCTTTTGGAACTCTGATCTAGTAGGTTATGACACTTACGACACACTGTAATAATGTTTTTTTCTACCCCAAGTCCGCCTTGTGATCTTGAATAAATGTGTGCTTCAGGAAATGCGAAGGGAGAACCGCAAAAGATACACATTCTCCCGTCTCTTTCCCATACAGTATCTTTAACTGATTTAGGAATATCTGTAGCTTGGCTACGTTTTGATTTATACAAGACTTACACCTTCGGGTTCTTGATATGTTTGTTCTTGATATACTTGAACTTGTTCTACTTGTTGATTTTCTTCACTATCGAAATAAACAGGTTCAGAACTTACATCATCTTTAAATGACATATCTGTTTCAATTGCAGTTTGCATTTCAATGCTCATGATCCCCCATTTAGAAATCAATTGACGTAAGATAGTTTTGAAAGCCATTCCGTCAAAATCTTTTTCCCAGAATGTATATCCCTTATGAGCTGCATACCCTTTAGAATATTTCTGAGCGTGTTCTTCCATTGTTTCTTTTGACCAGTACATTGATTTAGTAAAACCATTAGTCAATTCAAACATTCCGTAATATCCAATAGTAGGAGCTTTTTCACGTTCTAATGGGTCTGTAATTGCTCTTACTTCAATATCTTCTGTAAATGGGTTATAGCTTAACAATTCCCCTTCCTTAACTGCTACAACATTGATTTTCTTGTACTGACCTGATCGAATAGCTAATTGAAGATATCCTTTATATCCAAGTTGGAATGTAGCAACTGTACGATTGTTCTTAGTGTCTCTGAATGGCACCATGTAGTAGTGTCCTAATTGTGGACTTGGTGATAAGTTCAAAGAATCACCTACGATTCCTGCACTTATAATCGTTGGAAAATCACATTCCATTAATTTCTTATCCGTATTAACTGCACTGATAATGGATGCAACAAATTTCTTTCCTCTTGTTGCACTTCCTAAAGTTTTTGTGATATTTGCAAGTACTGCATCAGACTTTACGTAAGATGCGAATGAAGCCTGTGGCTTTTTAGCAATATTGTTTTGAATCATGTTAACACTCTCCCTTTTCTAAAATTGTTACTTTAACGTTGTGTTCTTTAATAAACTGGTTCAACGATGGATTGTACGCTTGTAGTTCTTCCATAGGGCCTTCCATTTTGAACACGCAATATCTGTTAGGCTTTGTTTGACTTGGAACCTCATCTACTTGATTTTGAGTAGCTGCTGCATTTACTCTTTCCATTTGAGCTTGCTTAGATTGCTCGATTTGTGCATCAACTTTTGCTTGAAGTTTAGCTTTAGCTTCCTTGATCTCGTTGATACGTTCCGTAGCTTTGCTTAAATCCAATGTCTTACAGAACAATTGGATAACTTGCTCTGCTTGTAGTTCATCTTCGGGAAGTGAAGCTTCGATAAAAGATAATTGCTCTTCGGCTTTCAAGAACTTGTTATTTAAGCTTTCTTCAATTTCTTTAGGCTTAACAGATTTGTTCAAGTACCTTTCTTCAAAAACTAAATCAAATGGGTACTTATCATTTGTCATGTTTGTCCATAGTTCTTTGATTTGATTACGCTTTAATTCTTTTTCTGCGTTATCAACTTCATTGATTCCATCACCCAATTTATCGGATGCAGCTTTGATAGTCTTTTCGACTTGCATAATGTCTTTCTTGTCTTGCAACCACTGAGCGAATACATCATTTTCAACTTGCTTACGCTTGTCTGAGACAATCTTTACTAAGTTATTTAATGCAGTTCTGTCTGTTTTAGCTTGCTTATAATTGTTTTCGTCAACAATGTAATCGTAAGCTTTCAACCCTTCTTGGATTGCGGGCAATAAATCACTTGCGTTTGTGTACACTTTTCCATTTTGTGCACGTACCTCTAAATTAAATTCCATATTTTCATCCTCTATTTTTTATATAGACAATGTGATAGGTGGTTCTACATCTTGAATGAAGTACCTATCCCATTTTTCTAACATGTTTTCTTTTAGCTCGTTCATATCGTCTAAAGCTTCTTCTTTTCGATATGATCGCTCAATAATTCGCGCTTCACCATCTACAAATCTTAGTTCTGCACAATACATAACAAAGTCAAAATCAGTAACGATCAATCCCTCTAATGTTTGGCAAAAGTAGTTATCAGGAACTCTTTCTTCTCCTTTTTTCCCCATTTTGCTAAACTCTGAGAATTGACTATCTTAGATGTTTTGATTTCTAAGATTCCTCGTTCTCCTGTTTCTTTGTTGTAAATCAATCCATCAGGACTGTATCTTAAGAACTCATATTCCTTAGAAACAAGTGTTACGTTATCCATGTATTGCACATCCAATTCAGGATGTTTTGCCTGAAACAATGTTCTTAAACACGGTTCTGCGGTATTTCCATACTCGATAGCCTCATTCGAAATTGGTTGTGATCCAAACTTCTTGTCATGCCATAATTGATTTAGTGTTTTCCATGGATTCAAATTCTTGAAACAAGCTGCATCAGACCCTCCAATTCCACGTCCACGTTTTTTAAGCCACTCTTCATGGCTTCCGTACTTTTCAACACTGTATTTATCAGTGTCTTGATACAGATTCATTTTTTGCCCCTCCTTTTAATACGTACTTGGCATATGATGTTTTATCTCCAAACCGATTTTTTGAAGTTTCAGTTTGAGTTTCAATGTCATATCCCAAGTCTCTTAAATCCCATATACGAGCACCTAAACGAGTGATTCCATACTCTTTAATTGCTTCTAAAGGAGTGATACTTCCATATTCCTTTAGGTGCTTGATAACTCTTTCTGTCTGTGTCATCTTACAATCCTCTTATGTACCAGTTTGCGAAAACTGTGAATGCGATAGCGAGTGCAAATAAAACAATTGAACAAATGTAATTGAATTTAGCCATTCCATTAACCATGCTCGTCTGCTTCATGCTTCTAACTTTAGTTGCATAATGTGTCTCGTAAGAGTTGTTTGCAAAAGAAGGAAGCGTGATACAATCACCTAATTCAACTGCTTTCTTCTTTGCGGTTGATTTAGAACCAGGCTTCTTCGTCTCTTTCTGCTTTGCAACAGTCGAAACAGTAGTCTTCGTAACTGTACTCATCTTGTTCTTCCTCCTCTTCTTCATCTTCATCAATAAATTGGTTATCTGCCATAACCCTTAAATCATCTGTGTCCATCATTTCTCACACCCCACTACTTCTTTAAATTCAGGAAACATCTTTACGAATAGTTTTGTTGGAACTTTCTTCGAATCAATAACCTTTGCTAAATTGGACTTTTTATAGTCCTCAGATTCACAAATAAGATTCAGCATCTTATATGCAGTTTTCTTTGAGAAACCTAGCTCCATAATGTCTTTGTAACCAAGAAGAACTTTCATTTCACAACACATCTCTTTCCAGCTTCAAAACCGCATAAATAAATGCGTGTAAGCATTGTCGAAACTTTTTCGTAATCTTCGTTACTACATCCGCTTTTTTGCATAATTTCTTTTATTTTGTTTCCAATTTCTTCAGATTCTCGAATTAAATCATGTGTGTTCATGTTTACCGCCCCTTTCTGTTCTTTACTTAATACGTGATGTATTCTCTATTAATTAGCTTCACCAATCGTTCAGCTTCTTTTGCTAAATATTCGATTATCAAATCTTGCTCTTCATCAGAATATTTATCTGTATCTAATTTGTAATAAGCTTCTCCAATCGCATCCTGTAGAATATCTCTTGCAATTTCTTTTGCTTCTGATTTTTTCATTGTGACCGTCCTTTCTGTTTATATCCCTTTTTTGGGATGTTTATCTTAAAAAAATTTTTGCTCTGTCTTCATCTTTATCAATATGCAAAATTTCACACATTTTAGTAGCTTCATCAGTATAAAGTCTACATTTGCCTGTTACTTTTAAAGAGAGTGAGTTTTTGCTGATTCCAAGCTTTTCTGCTAACTCTCTTTGTGACATATTGTTTCTTTCGAGCATCATTTTATAAAGCCCTCTGTCCATAAATTCTCACCTCTTTCATCCCTTTTTCGGGACATCTAAAGTATATCACGTTTGAGTTAAGTGTCAACCCTTTATTGGGATATTTGTTTTAAATTTTTTATTATGTCATTGCTAAATTGGGATATTACAAATATAATATATTTAGCAGATAATACTTTAGGAGGTGGATATTAATGAATAATGTAGTATCTGATAGGATTAAAAAAGCAATAGAAAAAAGCGGGTATTCATTTGTTGAATTAGAAAAGAGGACAGGAGTTTCTAAATCAGCCTTACAAAGATATTCTCAAGGAGTAACAACTAAAGTTCCTGTTGATGTCGTAAATGCAATTGGAGGTGCTACAGGGATTTCACCATTCTACTTGATTGGTTGGGGTGACGATCCTAATTATTTCCCTTTGAAAGATATCAAAGATAAATCAATTCCTTTATATTCTTCTATATGTTGCGGTATGGGATTATTTGTTGAAGAAAATATCGAAGACTATATAGCCGTTCCGGATAGGTATATAAATTCTAACAAGGAGTACTTTGCTAATATTGCAAAAGGTGATTCCATGATTGGAAAAGGAATCAATGATGGAGATACATTAATATTTGAGAAAACAAACGTGTTGGAAAGTGGACAAATTGGTTCTTTCTGCATCAATGATGGAAATGATTGTGTATGCAAGATATTTAGAAAATTAAATAATGGAATGATTGTATTGGAAAGCGCAAATCAAAAATACGATCCAATAATTATTGATGTTACTAACGAGTGCTTTAGAGTTATTGGAAAGCTAGTTTGTAAGTTCAGTAGTGTAAAATAATAATTATGAAGTTTAGAGAACACACACTTAAATGTGTGTTTTTCTTTTTACAACAAAAAAAAGCACTAGAACTTAATCTAGTGCATTGTCTTTATCCATGAATTTTGCGATTCCTTTATCTGCTTGAGGTAGCCAATGTGCATAAACACTCAATACAGTGTTTAGATTGTCTCCTAAACGCTTTGCTACATCGTACAAACTAAAATTAGAGCTTCCGTCTCTTACCATATTGCCTATCATGTAACTTGCACATGAGTGCCTTAAATCGTGTATACGAATAGTAGGTATTTGTTCTTCGTTGCTTTGGTTAGCTGCTTTAATAGCTCTTAAAAGATATGTTCTGACTGCCGTGTTCGATATTGGAGTGTCTATACCGAATATAAACGACTTATCAGGAACATCTAATAATTCTTTATAAGCTTTGAAATTATCGCATAAGAAGCTTGGAATCGTAATTGTTCGGTAACTGTTGTTAGTCTTTGGAGTGGTAACCTGATGCAAATCTTTGGACCATGTCTTGTTGATCGTGATTGTTTTGTTCTCAAAATCTATATCTTCCCAAGTTAAAGCTAGTGCTTCTCCTATTCTTGTTCCGTTATAAAACTGATTCTTAAACAATAGATTGTACATAGGATTTGTAACAAATGGAATGAATAAATTGAACTGATCCAATGTCCAATACTTCATTTCGTTCTTTTTTGCGTTTGGGTTTTTGATAACTTCTACTGGAGCGCATGGATTGGTTTCCAAATATCCTTTTTGGACCGCATATCTAAACATCTTGTTTAATCGGTTCAGATAATTAACTGCGGTATTGGAATTAGACTTACGAATCATTAATTCCAATGCATCCTCTAGATTGCTAGTTGTTATCTTTTTAATCAATGTATCTTTACCGATAATATCAATCCATCTTTGCAAAACTCTTGTCTGAGTGTTGTAAGTATTATCTTTGATTCGTTTCTCAGTGTACTCTGAATATAGAGTAAATAGTTCTTCAAGCGTAAGATTTTTATAAGGAGTCTTAATATCGGCCCTAAATAGTATTTCTGCCTTTACTGCATCCTTCTTTTTTGGAAAGCCACGCTTCTTATATTGCTTCTGCTTTCCGTTCATCATCTTGTACGATCCGTAAAAATACCACGTACCTGTTTTTGTGTCTTTCTTGACTGCCAT